AGCCTGAAGTCAATGGTATGGATTTTCAGCCAAGATTAGGCACTTTGGAAGATATGTGGGGAATACAAAAGAAAGATTATTTACCTGCATCAAAAGTAATATCAAGCTTCTTAAAATTGGCTGAAATCGCCAATAATCTTTTCTGAAATTTATCAATGCCTTTTGTTTGCTCATCATTCAATCTTGCCCAACGAAGTTGAGCTTCAATTTGATCCAAAAACGCATTTGTGACTTCTTCCATTGGTTTTACAAGAGATACTGCCCAAACATCCATTTTTGAAGTTTCAACTTCTTTAAACAAATTATAATAAGCATCAGTAAGTCTATTCAAATCTTTTTCGATTGAAGGATCAACTTTTATATCTTTAAGTTGAGCAAGTTGAAACATCAACTCACTTTCACGTGGACTTGGAGCTTGTCCTCCAACAGTGTACTTACCTGCAGCGAGATCTGCAGCCAATCCTCTTTTTCTTGTAGCTTGATAAGCAATATCAGCATCTGTTAACGCAAAGAAAGAATTGACAGCTTGTTCTGTTTTTGTTGTGAAGTAACTGAAAGAAATTGCAGATTGATTTATAAACTTAGTAAGTCTTCCGAAAGTATCACTTGGATCCATATTTCTGAGTTTTAATAAATTCTCAGGCAGATTTCCATAATCAACTTGTGTTTTTGCTGAAGCTCTTTCACCCAGCAAATTAGCTCTTTTTGCCAATGTGGAAATAGTATTTACTATTTCAGGGCTTGGTTGAAGACCTTTTTCAAAATCTTTTGCAGCAGTATCCAGTGCATCTTGAAGCTCTTTTATTGCATCTTTGGTTCTTTCTTTCTCTTTGTCCGACAATAATTCAAAATTTATTTCTTCCAAATTATATTTCAAATCTACAGCAAGATTCTTAGCCAAAGCTTCAGTATCTTTTGATAAACCCGTTTTTGTTGATAAGGTTTTATCTTTACCAAATCCTGAAATTTCTTTCAGTTTGTCAATGACAAGATCTAATTCAGTAAACAGATTACCCGAATCTCCAAATAACCACAAAGATATTGCACCAATAGCAGCAGCACCTAAAGCAAATAAACCTACACTGGAGAGTGTAACTCCTAATCCAATTAAAAATGTAGATACAGCAGATATAATTGCGCTTGCCATGCTGAATGCAAGCATTCCACCCATAGCAAAACCGATTGAAGCTAGTTCATTACCGCCCATCATTCTTCCGGCAATTGCACCGAGAAATGCACCGCCTGCAATAACACCTATACCACTAAAAGCTTTAACAATAGAACCTGTAAAAGAACCAAGCTTTGTCACAGCACTGCCTAATATCGGAGCTGTATTTGCAGCCACACTGCCCAATGCTGAGGTGATTCCAATAGCTGCAACTTTAGATCTTGTAACAAGCATCGAAAGCATTTCAGAAAAACTCACTGCCGATTTAGCTGCCCCTATTTCCACAGCCTTAGGTACTTCAAGAGAAAATATGTTTGACGTTATAGATTTAAAAACCTTAACAACTGCAACCATACCTGCAATAGCCATTGTAACATAGACTACATTTTGTCCCCAACCTTCTTTCAATCCCAAGTCTAATTCGCTTAAATAGCTTTTTATTTGAGCAAAAGGATTTTTCTTAACTTCCAATTTGCTATTAAACTCTTCGCTTGCTGAAGCTGATTTTGAAAAGAAAATTGCTAATAATGCAAGCCAAGCGACCATACCTACCTTACCAAATATCAATCTACCGATAACACCTTGAGTACCGCCCATTGTTGTCATGGTAGTTATGAAAGCATTGCTTGCGGAAGCTATTGAAGCTAAAGCTCCTTTAAAATTTCCTGTTCCCAAGCCTGTCGCTGTCGCTTGAGCGATTGTTGAAAACATTTGTTTGGTTGAGGATGCGGTTTTATTTACAAACGCATTAACTCCGATATCAAAAGCTTGAAATTTTGTTGAAGCAAACCCTATAAACTCATCTATTTTCGAACGAGCAATACGTAACGAATCTATTTTCATAGAACGTATATCAGCTTTTGCACCTGACATTCCAAATAAGTCTGTTTGACCAGAAGGAGGAAATGGAGTTTTTCCAAAGATATCTGCTTGTTTTGGTCCAATCTTTTCAAAGTCTTTAAGAGTTCTATGAATTCCTGAAGTTATTGGGTCTAATACAGATGTACGGAAGTTACCGACAATATTTGAAAGGCCTGTCTTACCGGTCAACATTAGGTAGAATAAACCACCCTGAGCAATTGTATGTCCTATTGTTGAATCATCAAATAAAGATCTAAATCCGTCAAAAGCATCAATTACACTTAACAGGGTTGCAACTATTCTTACTGTATTTGGACCACCGAAAAGAGCTGAAGAGACAAGTCCGCCCTTACCCATAAAGAATGTTGCAAGTTTAGTAATTCTTGTACCGAAAAGCATTGCTGCACTTTCAATAACTCCAAAGCCTTTTAAAAGAGATACAATACCAGTTCCAAACAATACAGTTCCAATAATGCCCAATATACCGCTTAAACCGAACAATTCTGAAAAACTAAATAAAGCCTTTATTGCACCTCCAATAATCGGTAAATTGGATAAAAAGCCTTCCGTGAAAGAAGTTATCAAACCTAATAATGAGCTTAAAATGTTTGGAATTTCGGCAATAAATGTTTTGGCAAAATAGATAGCCCCTTCACCCAATGTCTTGCCAAGTGCTGATAATAAGCCTTTATCGGTCAATACTTGTGAAAGATTATCAAGAAGAAATACACCACTTGTTGCAAAAGCTGCCAATAAAGCTCCTTCGATTGCAGCAACAGGAAATAAATTCTTAACAAGAAGGAATCCGATTCCGTAAGTTGCGGTTTTTAAGATTGAAGGGAACTTATCACCAAGTTCAGACATATTGCCTTTTACTTTTTCAATAAAAGATAAAAAGTCTGTTTGTATTTTATCAAAATCAATATTTATTTTAAAACTTGTTGGTCCTTTACTTGCAATACTTTCAAACAAGCTGCTCATGCTTTCTGCGTAAGGAGAAATAGTGTCATAAATAGTTTTAAACACATCTATAACATTTTCTTTAAAAGCTAATAAACCTGAAGAGACCTTTGACCAAAGAGTATTGGAAGTTCCAACCACTGAACCAATAGTGTCTGTCCACCATGAATGGCCAATTACTTGATCATATATTTGATAAAAGATATCTATAACTCTTTTTCCAAAAGCATCCAACGTACTAAGTACAGAATTTAAAGTAGCGTTATTTTTCACACTACTAATAAGTCTTTCCATAAGACTTGGAGGAGGCGGTACAGGTTGCCCATCAGCACCTGTTTGCATAGGCGTAGCTGTAGTTTTAAATATTTTAGCCTTTATTGTTTCGTATGCTTGTTTTATATTTGCCACTGCTTTTTCAATATCAACAGTGAAACTAAACTTTGAAGAAAAATCTCCTTCAAACACTCCTGAAACTAATTCTTTAAAGAAGTCTATTATTTTTCCATAAGTTGTTTTAACCTTATCCAGAATATCTTCAAACAAATTTATGAAGTTATCTTTGAAACGAGTTAAACCTGCAACAGTCAAAGACCAAAGATCGGAAGACGTTCCTGTAATATTGTCAATAATACCTATCCATCCATCACTTCCTGTGACAATCTTGAATAGTTCTTTAAACGTATCCACCACAGCAACTGCGAAAGAACGTATGCTCAACAATATCATTACAAACTCAGTTTTACCTGACATCTTGTAAAAGATTTCTTTGGAGATTCTTCCAACTTCATTTGAGATTGAATTAAATATTGATATAAATAAATCTTCAAGTTGAGATAAAACTTTACCAAAATCCTTAGCCAAAAGATTATCAATTAAATCTGGAGGAAAAGCTTGTATTACGCTATTTTTTATTGTAGTGAATGATTGTTTTATTTCAGAAACAATACCTAATATTTTTGCTTTTAATTCATAATATGCAAGTGCAATATTTATGCCAAACTCAAAAGCTCCTTTGGAAGCTTCTTCTATTTTCTTTGCTAAATTAAAAGATCTTAAACCCATTTCATCGGTGAATCCAAGACCTTTGTCAAGTTCATTCACCATCACCTTGAAGGCTTGGGCTGTGGCTTGTGAAGCCTCTGTCAGCGTAGGAGCTAACACTGAAAATTCTTTATTAATATTTGAAGCTTGTGCGAGAAGAGATTTAAAAACAATATCTCCGGTAACTTTACCTTCCGCAGCCATTGCTCTCAATTCGCCTTGAGTAACCTTCAATTCATTTGTTATTGCAGTGATAAGACCAGGAGCCTGTTCCATTACACTATTGAATTCATCTCCACGTAATGTACCTGAAGATAATCCTTGACCCAATTGTATAATTGCACTGTTTGCAGAATCTGCATTAGTTCCTGAAATTGCAAATGATTGTTGTATAGCTTTTGTTACAGTCAAAATATCTCGAGATGATTGATGAGTGTTTTTTAAAGCTCTACCGAATGTTGTATATGTTTGAACAGTATTTGCAACAGAACCTCTTGTGGCTCTGGCAATATCTAAAAGACCTGTTTGTACCGCAACAAGTTCTTTTGTTCTACCTGTAACTGTTGCTATTTTGTTTTCGAGTTGTTTAAACTCTGTTGAAATGTTTTTTACATACGCCAATGAACCGCCCAGCGCAGCCAAACCTCCGATGCTGACAAACATTTGTTTGAGAGAATCTGAAACTCCTTTTGTACTTGTCTCGATATTTTTAATCGACTTATTTATACTTTGTAAGTCTTTTTCAGCTTGCGCAGTTTTGGCGTTTACATCAATTATAATACCAGACATAAATATCCTTGTTTAAAACCCCACTCGTTATAAGTGGGGTATTGTTAAATTATAAGTTAGTAACAATTATACCGTTTGGTTTTACTGCTAAACTTTTAAGAAGGGTTTTCTCAATGAAATAAGAAGGTGCTTGTTTTGAAGTTCCTCTGTTTAAATCATCAATATAGGAAACATCATTCATAATTGATTTTCCTGTATATTTCCACCCATCTCTTGCTGCACCTGAATCTACCGGTGTTTCTTCTTTTAAATCTTTTATAAGCTTTTTTACTATGATATCTTTGGCAAGATTTGCCTGTTCATTTAGTTCTTTCTTAAGATTTAAATTATTTTTTATTTTAATCATAAATCTAATCTGTCTCCTCCACCAGCTCCCAAAAGCTTTTGAAATAGTCCAGAATGTTTAAAATTAGAAACATCAAAACCTTCAGGTTTCTTGCGATTATAAATAGGATTAAGTGAAGCAAATACATTCCAAGGTTTTTCTTTCACACCTTGTGTTTGTAAATATTTCATTGTCCTATCATCATCACGCCAACCAACAGGTCTTTGTTCAAAATATGAAAACCATCCTAGAAGTTCTTCATATGTCATTTCAGATTCTAACTTGTATATCGGAAGATGTAAATGAAAGGCTAATTCATATATTGCCAAATCTTCATCGGTCAGGATTACTTTCCCTGTTCTGCACCAATACCAGAAAATTTCATAATTTCATTGGAAAGTTTTGATAACTCATCCATAGGGAATGTTTGAAAATCTTCATCAGCCAAATCTTCACCACCTTCAACGGCTGAACGAATAACTGTTTGAAGTAACGCAAGACCTGCAGATTCATCCGATTCTATTTCTTTAGCTTTAACTTGAATGTCCATAACTTCAGCAACACTCAATTTTGAAATCTTGACATCTTCGCCCATGAATTTCACAGACTTAGTCATCTTACGACCTACTAAACTTTTAATACCTGACATATTATTTACCTTAATTTGTGGAATCATTTTACCGTTCCGTTATTGTGAATGGATTATTCACCTTTAAAATTATCTGAATTCAAAGCTTGAAAATCATCAAGATTCTTTCGCATTTGGTGTAATATTGATAAAGTTATAAAAACTTCTTTTGCCTTTTCTGTATCAGGCTCAAATTCTTTAACTCTTTCAAATGTTTTTCTTATGCTAATATCTATACTTTTACGCATGTGTTTAGCGGTTGTTTTTAGTACATAACTTGTACTGAATGGTTTTTGCAATTCGTCTGTCATAATTATCCTTAATTAAAAAGAAAGGGCATCGTTATTAGTGGCCACGATTATTTAAGTATTCTTAACCTAGGAATACCCCTATCCATTTACTTAGATTGTATAAGCACCATAGAAATCTGATTGTACAGAGATTGCGATTGTCGCAGTTGTAGCATCAGTCAATGATGGAGTTACCAATAAAGATTCTAGTTTACCAAAGAAATAGTATTGGCTATTTTGAACAGTACCAAGACCGCCAGCAACAGAATCATATCTGCCCAAAGCAGCGCCTGGAGTTGCTGTTGAATCAGCGTTCAACAAAGTAAATCTCCAAACACGAGAAATACCGTCACCAACCATATTGGCTAAAGAAGATTCAGGAGAAGTGCCTGTATTACCTTTAGCCCAATCACTCGCTACATAGTTGATAGTGATCTCTAAAGATGGGGCATCGGCTTGACCACCAATACTTTGACCTTGTTTTTGACCATATACAGGTACACTAACGATATTAGCTGGAGTACCGATAGCGGGGAACTCTCTAACATTGTTTATTTTAGCATATTTTGAAATTGAAGTAGCAGTTGTAAACAGTGCTTGAAAACCTGTAGCATCTTTAGTAGCTGGTTGAGTTGGACTTGCTTCCGCTTTTCCAGAAGTAACAGTACCGGTAATTACAGAAAGATCTGTAAACATTGCAGCGCCAATAGAAGAAATATGTGCCATTTTTATAAAGCTCCGAAGAAATTAAAAGGGATTGAGTAAGTTGCTCTAAATAGTGTTGGATTATCTTTATCTTGTCCAGAGTAATCTAAAGAGCTGTTAGCAAATTGTGTAACAGCTGTTGATTCTGTTGATAAGGTTTTTCCGACTAAATAAGAGTCCAGCTTGTCTGCAATAAGAGATGTTCTTTTAGTTCCATTTCCTGCAAGTGTAAATATATCTATTAATAGAACACCCGATATTGAATTTAAATTTATTCCAACTCCTTTTGGTAAAATATTTATCCTAATAAATTCTTCACCAGCATTTACAGTTAAAAAATTGGAAGGAAAAGTTTTTATAACCTCTGCCGTCCATGTTATATTTGCAAATAATGAAAATATATCTTTTTCTAGATTTGTATATTTTCCCATTA